TCCTTCTCTATCGCAAATGACCAGCCTGAACTGGCGCTAACTGGCCATGCGCAGCCAAGATTGGAAACGATGGTGGCGGATCACGCTGGATCGTTTGGGTCTGAGGTGGCGGATTGGTCTGCCCAGTACCTGAATATGGATTTGATGGATTGGCAGCGGCGTGTTTTAGATGGCCAGTTGGCGTTTGGTGATGATGGTGATTTGGTGCATCGGTATTCTTTGGTTTCGACTGCGCGGCAAAACGGTAAAACTGTTGCGTTGGCTGCGTTGGTTGGTTGGTGGTTGACTTCAATGTCGAGTGTGCGTGATAAACCGCAGACTGTGTTGTCTACGGCGCATCGCCTGGATTTGGCGGTCATGTTGTATGACTATTTGGCACCGATTTTGCAAAAACATTTCAACGCAAAATTGATGTCTAGTTATGGGCGTAATAGTGTGACCATGCCTGATGGGTCACGCTGGTTTATTCGCGCCGCAAACAATTCGGTTGGTCACGGTATGTCAGCCAGCCTGATCGTGGCTGATGAGTGCTGGGACATTAATCGAGAGGTTGTGGACGGTGGACTTTTGCCAGCGCAACGCGCACAACGATCACCGCTGTTGTCTATGTGGTCTACCGCTGGAACGGAAGCATCAACTGCGATGTTGCGTTGGCGTGAACAAGGATTGCGACAGATCGACAAACACGAACCGTCAACACTTTATTTTGCGGAATGGTCACCACCACCAGATTTGTCCCCAATGAATCCGCAGGCTTGGCCGTATGCAAATCCAGCATTGGGCACCACATTAGACATGAAAACGATTGCAGCGGAATCCGAAAATCCTGACCGCATAAGTTTCTTAAGGGCATCGTGCAATTTGTGGGTAGCCAGCGATAAATCTTGGATTCAGCCTGGAATTTGGACAGAACTGGAATATGCCGATTCGATACCTGCTGGCGGTGTAGTCGCCATTGAATCATCGCTAACAGACGAACGATACTTTGGTGTCAGATCAGTTGTGTTGCCTGACCGTCGCACAATCGTCACTGTTGCATTTGTGGCCGATACCTACGATCAAATGTTGAACGAAGTGAACCAAATTGCTAAAGATTCGACAGTCAAATTTGCTATATCGCCATCAATCGACATTCATTGGCCAACAGCGTTAGAACGCAGACGAATAGTTGTCGGATACGCAGAAATTTTAAAATTTACGCCGCGCATAAGATCAATGATTCACGAAAAACTGTTGTGGCACACAGGCGAAACAATGCTGGCCGAACATGTCCAGCGTGCCGTCGCAGTACGGTCACAAAACAGCATCGCGTTATCGTCGCAACGATCACCAGGCCCAATCGAATTGGCGCGCTGTTTGGTTTGGTCAGCGGCGTTGGCATCACGACCAACCACGACAGGTAAACCGATGATTGTTGTTGCAGGTGGCTAGTATTTTGTCGGGCGGCCGTCGAGTGCCTTACTTTCTCGGTTGATGCTTGGCGGTCGCCTATACACAACGGTCAAATAGTTTGGTGGCATACTTAGCGCATGGGCATTTTTAATCGCACAGTTAGCAAAGCCGCAATATCACCGCAACCACAAAAAGCGGCTGCTGCTGGTTCCGCTAGTTATTACACAAACAGCGTGAACAATGGTGGCGCGCAAATGATTGGCCAATATTATTCGTACATTGAAGGCCCTGCGCGCAATCGTGCGATGAGTGTGCCAACAATTAGTCGCGCGCGCGATCTGATGGCCAGCGTTATTAGTTGCATGAATTTAAAGATGTACACCGAAATTTGGAACGGCAACGAAATGGAAAAGGTGCCATTAGCGCCGCGCACATGGTTACGCCGCATCGATCCAAGTGTGCCAAATTCGTTTCTACTTGCATGGTTATTTGACGATCTTTTTTTCTTCGGCAGGTCGTTCCTTTATGTGACTGCGAGGACGGCTGATAATTTTCCTACGGCATTTACACGCATTCCTGCTGCGATGGTGCAAACACTTGATCAATCAGGGCCAGTTTGGTTTGCGCCATCAAAACAAATTATTTTTCAAGGCGCGGAACTAAATCCTGACGATGTAATCCAATTTTTGTCACCGATACAGGGCATTATTTACATGTCAGAACAGGCCGTTGCAACTGCGTTAAAACTTGAAAACGCACGCTACAGAAACGCATCATCGGCTATTCCTGCTGGCGTACTTCGACAAACAGGCGGCGAACCATTAAGCGCACAAGAATTAGCAGACCTGGCGGCATCATTTAACGCGGCACGCGAAACAAACCAAACAGCCGCATTAAACGAATTTGTAACCTACACAGAAACATTGACATCACCTGACAAAATGCTGTTGATTGATAGCGCCGAATTTCAGGCTATGGAAATGACTAGATTGTGCAATATTCCGCCATATTTGGCAGGCGTTTCAGTCGGATCATATTCATATCAGTCATCAGCCGAATCGCGCATGGATTTGTGGACATTTGGTGTTCGCGCTTATGCCGATTGCATCGCTGGCACACTCAGCCAAAACAATGTGTTACCTAACGGCACATATGTCGAATTTGATGTTGAACAATATTTGAAAGGCGAATACTCAATGGACGAAATGCGCGAAACAACAGAAACAGAAAGTGTAGTATCGGAATCATGATCAAATTAGTCCCCTCACAGATCACGGTTGATGCGGCAGCGGCAGACGGATTGCCGCGCCGATCAATCAGCGGCGTTGCAGTTACCTACGACGAAACAGCCACAGTTTCAGACGGAACTAAGGTACGATTTTTGCAAGGGTCGTTACCAGTCACGGGTCGCGACCCGAAACTTTTTGGACAGCATGACAGCAACCAAATTATTGGCAAATTAGTTGAACGCGTAGACACACCACAGGGCATGATGTTCACAGCCAAAATCAGCGCCACACGATTAGGCGATGAATATTTGACGCTTGCAAATGACGGCGTAATAGATGCGGTCTCGGTCGGTGTCAATCCAATTAAATTCAGTTACGACGACGACGGCACAATGGTCGTCGAATCGGCTGAATGGACAGAACTATCGTTGGTTAGTCAAGGCGCATTTAGCGGCGCATTAATTGAACGGGTCGCAGCCAGTAAACCAGCCGATGAGACTATCCACGAAACGCCAGTAGAACCTGCTATACAATCAAATCAAGACACAACAAAGGAAACAGACATGACCGAAAAAATAGAAACACCAGTAGTCGAAGCAGCGCAATCAACTGTCGACAAACTTTGGGCACAACCAAAACAAGAATTCAAAATGCCAAGCGCAGGCGAATACCTTGCCGCTATGCACATCGGCGGCGACACTTTCGCAAAAGTCAATCAAGCATTTCAGTCGGCTAACCGCAAAAACCAAAGCGCGTTACAAGCAGCCGCAGGCGACGTACTTACAACTGACACACCTGGTCTTTTGCCAGTTCCAGTTCTTGGGCCACTATTTCAAGACTTGAATTTCGTGCGACCAGTTGTGTCAGCGTTGGGCGCTCGTTCAATGCCGAACACACCAAGCAAAACATTTATTCGACCAACAATCACCACGCACACAAGTGCAGGGACACAAACCGAAGGTGCAGCGGTGTCTGCAACGACAATGGTGATCGCATCAAACGTGGTCACAAAATCAACCGTTGCAGGTCAGGTCACTTTGTCGGTACAGGACATGGACTTTACAGACCCAGCCGCAATGAATTTGATCTTGAACGATCTTGCAGGCGAATATCTGATCAAAACCGATGACATCGCCGCTGACGCTATGGTCGCAGGCAAAACAGCGTCAGGTTCAACATGGACGGTTACTGCAGGCAATCCAACATCGTTGATGAATTCGTTGTATGACGCAGCGCGTGAAATCGCTGAGGACAGCAATTATTTCCCAACACATTTGTTTGTCGACCCAACCGTGTGGGAAAAGTTGGGCGCACAATTAGACAGCACCTACCGACCATTGTTTCCAGCCGTGAACGGACAAAACATCGTTCAACAAAACGGTATTGGCACAGCGTCAGGCGCGTTGAATTACAATTCGATGAATCCACTTGGTTTGCAACTTGTTGTCGACAACAACTTTGCAGCAGGCACCATGCTTGTTGTTTACGCACCAGGTTTCGAAGTGTACGAACAGCAAAAAGGCATTTTGTCGGTTGAAGTACCGTCAACACTTAGTCGCACATTTAGTTACTACGGCTACTTTGCGACATTCGTTGCCAAATCGTCGTTCATTCAATCAATCACGGTTGCCTAGTCGTAGGCGGCCAAACCGCCTATGGCAACATATAAAACAGCCACAAAACAATTACTAGATAACTATGCGTGCATTTCGACGCTTGAACCGTCAGAGATTGCGTTAGGCGAATCAGTAGCGGTTTCAGGTTTAGCAGCACCATTCACTGGAACATTTACAGTTTTAGCGTTACCGCAATATTTATTTGAAGGCGTTGACGCTGAAACTGGCGAATTTTTATACAACACAAATGTTGCCGTACCAAACCAACTGTTGTACGCATGCACAGGCACAGCAGTCGAATTTGTTGCCGACTATTCAGGTGTTGTCACATATACGCAAACCTGCACATGGATCACAGCAACAGACATTGAAGATTGGATCGGCATAGGCACAGCGACGGCAGGCGACACAACATTTCTAACGATTTGTGCGGCCGCTGCAAATTCGTTCTGTTATCGCCGCAGGCAGGAAGTCGGATATTTCGATTCGCTGACAGTTGTGCCAAGCCAAGATGTCAAACTAGCAACCATCATGTATGGTGGCGCGCTATACCGTCAACGCGGATCAATAACAGACTTTGCATCATTTGACGGCATGTCTGCAGGATCGACGAACGGTTTGTCGCCATTGGTTAAACAACTGTTAGGTGTTGATCGTCCACAGGTGGCCTGATGCCTGTTGCATTTACCGATCTGTTTAACGAGGCGCTAGACGATTTAACAGCCACGCTGACAGCCGTTAGCGGCCTACAGGTAGTAAACGACCCTAGAAACCTTGTGCCGCCATGCGTGTTCATTGACGCGCCATCGTTTGACGCTTGGAACTACAACATCGTCAAATTGATGTTTCCCGTCAAAATCATCACGCTAGGGCCAGCGAACCTAGATGCACAAAGATCGCTACTCAACATCATGTCAAAAGTACTGGCGGCCAATATTGCCGTTACCGATGGCAGGCCGACTAGTACGCTTATAGGCGGCGTTGAATATCCAAGTTACGAAGTGACCGCAAATGTTCAAGCACAAACGGCATAGGAAACAAACATGGCAAATTACATAGTTACATCGGCAAGACTCGCAGGTTTTAAACCTGGCGATGTTGTCACCAACGCCGATCTAGATGGCGTAAACATTGACGCGCTAGTCGAAGGCGGCCATATATCCACACAGACAGTCAAAAAACCTGCTAAAACTAAAGACACAAACGAAAAGGAATAAAACATGGCTACCAGCGTTTATCTATCGAATCCGAATGTGACCATCAACAGCGTTGATTTGCGCGACCAATGCACCAGCGCAACATTGAACTATGTTTACGAACAACTAGAAACAACCGCGTTCGGCGACACAGCACGCAAATATGGTGCATCATCGGTGACATCGTTGCAAAACAACAGCGTCGAAATTGAACTGTATCAATCCTACGCAGGCAGCGAAACTGAGGCCACAATCTACGGTTTGGTTGGTATTCAAACAAACATTGTGCTTGCACCAGCAACTGGCGCAGCATCGGCAACAAATCCGATCTACACATTGACAGGCGCTTACCTTGAATCGCACACACCAATCAACGCATCACTTGGCGAACTGTCGACAATCACGCTGACATTTACTGGCGGCGTATTGACTAAAGCGGTCGCATGATCGCGCGGCATTGGCCGCTGAAAATTAAAAAAACAAGCCAGTCTTATAAAGGCTGTACCGAGAAAGGCAAATAATGCAATTATCACTAGAAGTTCAATTCCTAGATGGAAGCGATCCAGTCACAATCGAAACAACATTGTTCACGACTGTTTTGTGGGAACGCAAATACAAACGCAAAGCATCGGAACTTGGCAGCGCTATCGGGCAAGAAGATTTAGCATATTTGGCTTATGAAGCATCAAAAATGTCAGGTATCACGGTTCCAGCCATGTTTGATGACTATTTGAAATCGTTAAAGTCTTGTCTGCCTAAGGCGGTCAATGACCCAAAAGTAGACGCGGTTCATACCGCTACGGATTAGCGCAGATTCTTGTGGCGACTGGTTTTTGGCCTGCTGAAATATCGTTTGAAATCGACGATATGAACACGGTCATTGAATTAATCAACAAAGAACGCAAGGCCCGAAATGGCTGACAGCATTAGCGCAACCACAACAGTTGTTGGTGTTAAAGATGCGTTGCGCGTATTGAACAGCATCGACAAACAAGCGCGCCGCGATCTGACAAAAGATTTCAAACAAATCACCGCACCAGTCACAAACGACATCAAAGCCAAATTGCCAAAATCCGCACCGCTATCAGGCATGGCGCGCAAATGGACAACAGCATCAGGTTTTCAAATGTTTCCGTACAGCGACAAACAAAACAAAGTTGCGTCAGGTGTATCAGGCAAAAAGGTTAGGGAATTTCGTGGCGCGTCAACAAACCTGGCAACATTTTTTGTTCGCTACACAGGCCCTAGTGCGGCGCTGTTGGACATGTCAGGTAAAGGCAAAGTGCCAACACGACAAGGCGGTCAAATGGTGCAAAGTTTAAGCGCCAAATATGGCACCGCATCACGGTTTGTTTGGCCAGCATGGGAACGAAACAAAAACCAAGTTGAAGGCGAAGTCGAAACCTTGATTGATCGACTAATGGAACGCGTGCAAAAGGAATTGAACTAATGGCTGTATCCATACCCATTGTCACCGAATTTGATGGCAAAGGCATATCGAAAGCGATGGCCGAATTTCAACAGTTGGAAGGCGCTGGCGCTAAATCTGCGTTCGCGTTAAAAAAAGCGATGTTGCCTGCAATCGGTGTTTTGGGTGGTTTGGCAACAGGTTTAGGTTTGGCAACCAAATCGGCTGTTGAGGATCAAAAAGCGCAGGAACTTTTAGCACAACAGTTGCGAACTAGCGCTGGCGCTACTGAGGAAGCAATCGCCGCCAATGAGGATTTTATTTCTGGCATGTCACGCGCGTTCGCGGTTGCTGATGACCAGTTGAGACCAGCAATGTCAAATCTAGTTAGGTCGACTGGATCGGTTGAGGCTGCACAAGATTTGATGAACACGGCGTTAGACATCAGCGCGGCAACAGGAAAAGATTTGGAAACGGTGACGCTGGCATTAGGCAAAGCATATAACGGGTCAACCGCTGCGCTAACCAAATTAGACCCATCGCTTAAAAATGTGATTGATTCATCGTCAAGTATGCAAGAAATAACTGACGCGTTGGCGGTGTCATTTGGTGGTGCTGCGACAACAGCGGCGATGTCATTCGAGGGCCGTATGGCTGGCATGAAAATAGCGATGGACGAAACTAAAGAATCAATCGGAATGGCATTGTTGCCCGTGTTGCAAAAACTGTTGGAATTGTTAGAACCGATGGCGGAATGGGCACAAGAAAACACGACAACATTTTTGATTATTGCTGGCGTAATTGGTGGTTTTGCGGCCGCCATCGTGGTTGCCAATGTTGCTATTAAAGCCTGGACTATCGCCACACAGATCGCCACAGGCGCGCAGGCTGCGTTCAATTTTGTTATGTCAGCCAATCCGATAGCGCTAGTCATTTTGGGCATTGTTGCGTTTGTTGCGGCGCTGGTTGTGCTGTACAAAAAATTTGATGTCGTGCGCGAAACAGTCGACGCGGTGTTCAGTTTCATTAAAGATGGCGTGACCGCCAGTTTAGATTTTTTGAAGGATTACATTTCAGGCGTTCTAAACATTTACCGATCAATTTTTAACGTCATCGCCAAACTATGGAACAGCACCATCGGCAAATTGGCGTTCAAATTTCCTGATTGGGTACCAGGTTTCGGTGGCAAAGGTTTTGAAGTGCCAAAAATACCTATGTTGGCCGAAGGCGGAATAGTTACATCGCCAACACTTGCCATGATTGGCGAAAAAGGGCCCGAAGCGGTAGTGCCATTGGGTCGTGGTGGCGGCATGGGAAATGTGACAATCAATGTGACTGGCGGTTTATCGACTAGCGCTGAGATCGGCCAAGCGGTAGTCAACGCCATTCGCGCATACAACAGGTCAGCAGGGCCAGCACAAATTCAGGTCGCATAATGGCAGGCACAGCGATTGTTGGCGCTGGTAACTACAGCCTAGAAATTGACACAGGATTTATTCAAGACGCGTTCACACTTGATGATGCGGTGCAAGGCGTATTAGACAACACAACTTATGTTTTAGACGGCACAACTAATTTTGCTGATGTAACAACAGGCATCAATTCAATTAGCGTGAAACGCGGCAGACGCGATCAAGGCGACCAGTTCAGCGCAGGGACAATGGTTCTGAACATGCTGGACACGACAGGAATTTTTAATCCGTTCGATTCGCTTAGTCCATATTACGATTCGTCAACAGCGCAACCAGGTTTGGCACCAATGCGCAAAGTGCGACTAGCACGCTATTCGGCAACCAATGTCAAAGAATATTTGTTCAACGGCTACATCGTTAACTATGATTACAATTTCGCGCTAGGCGGACTGGACACAGTGACCGTTTATTGTGCAGACGATTTTTATTTGTTGGCCCAAACATATATGAACGAATTTAATGTGTCAGAGGAACTATCAAATGTCCGACTGTCAGCAGTCTTAGATTTGCCCGAAGTTGATTTCCCGATAGCACAACGCGACATTGATACAGGCACACAAACACTTGGCGGCGCGGCTGCGTTTACAGTTCCAGCAGGCACAAATGTTCTTGAATATTGCACACGGATCAACACCGCTGAACAAGGCAGATTGTTCATGTCCCGTGACGGCGACCTAACATTTCAGCCACGAATCGGCAACACACTTAGCGCATCAGTCGCAGATTTTCACGATGACGGCACAAACTTTAAATTTGATTCTTTAGGCGTATCATTTGAGGCGGATCAGGTCATCAATCGCGCGGCGGTCGCCATCGTTGGCGGAAACCAACAAATTGCAGATGACGCAGCCAGCCAAGCAAAATATTTTATACAAACAACCAGCATCACAAATTCGTTGCTACACAACGACACAGCAGCGCTGGCGCTAGCCAACTACCTGCTATCACCTGAACCTGAAGCACGCTACACAGCCGTTGGAACCAACCTAAACAAACTGACCACAGCACAGCGCGACACAATCGCCATAATCGATATAGGCGACACAATCACCGTTGAAAAAACATTTGCCAGCGGATCAGGCACAACACAACTAGCGCAGGAACTAAGTATTGAAGGCATAGAACACACCATCACCGTCAACAACGGCCATTCGGTCATGTATTTTACGGCACCAACAACAATTGTTTATGAACTAATTTTGGACGATTTGACCTATGGCATCATAGATTCAACAAATGTTCTAGGATAATGTAAAGGACACTATGCCAAATACACAAACATCAGTACCAGTGTTCACCGCAGGACAAGTCCTGACCGCAGCACAGGTTACGCAAATAAATACTGGTATACCAGTTTTTGCCACAACTACTACACGCGATGCGGCGTTTGGTGGCACAGGCGAAAAAACGCTTGCCGAAGGTCAGTTTGCTTATATTGAAGCAACTAATGCTACGCAATATTATGACGGCGCAGCGTGGCAGTCAGTAGGCACAACGCCTGCATTAACTTTAATTAGTGCTACCACTATTGGAAACGCGGTCTCTAGTGTTACGGTTTCTAGTGCGTTTAGTGCAACTTACGATAATTACAAAATTATTATTAGTGGTGGCGTTGGTTCGGGTAATGGAAATTTAGGTTTGCAATTAGGTTCAACGACAACTGCTTATTACCATAATTTGGCTTATGGTGGTTATGGTGGTGGCGGCATTGTGCAATTAACAGTAAACAACGGTTCAAGTTTTTCACGCGCGGGCGGACTTACGACCGATTTTTTAAGTTTTAATGTCGATATTTCTAATCCGTTTTTATCAAAATATACATATATGCAAAATAATTATATTTATTCGGACAGCGCAGGATTTGGCGCAGGTTATCAAGCATCGACAACAAGTTTCACGGCTTTTACTATTACGCCCAGCACGGGAACTTTAACAGGTGGCACTATTCGTGTTTACGGCTACCAAAACAGTTAGGACTTTATGACTTACAAAATACAAATAGATGACAAAGTGCAAAACGCTACAGCAGACGAAACTGCACAAATTGACGCACAACGCGCCGCCGCAGCCGCAGAAGCCGAAGCATTTGAAGCCAAAGCCGCCGCACGGCAAGCCGTATTAAACAAACTTGGTTTAACCGCTGACGAAGCCGCCGCATTATTTGGCTAATAATGTGCGCTACTGGTTACTTACGATCGCATTGTGCGCTGGTTGCGCCACAAGTAAAACAAACACGCAACAAGAAAAAGCACGCACACGAACTGTTATCTGTAATGTGCCTGATCGGTGCGGCATAACACCATGAGTCGACACAGATACACACCAAACGAATTGCACGCACGAATGGTCGTTACCGTTGGCGTGTTGCTGGCAATCGTGTTTAGTTTGATTGTTTTAGGCATGATTTGGGGCCTGCTATTTGTGTCGCAACCATTAGAACAATCACCAAACGATGCAGCGTTTATTGATTTAATGTCAACTATTGTCGTGTTTTTGACTGGTACTTTGTCAGGCCTTGTTGCATCAAACGGCATCAAAAACAAACCAACCACGACAGATGACTAAACCGTATATTGTCACCGCGCAACCAGTTGTTAAATCGGCGTTGGCTGGCATGAACAAATGGGCAGAATTGTGTTGTCGACATTCTGACGGATCGTTGTGGAACAACGGCACATTCGTGAATCGTGATGTGCGCGGCAAGCCAGGTGTTATAAGCAATCATGCGCGCGGCCTAGCAGCAGATTTGTCGTACAGATGGCAAACACAACAAAATCGCGGACGACAAGACGGCCGCAAAATATCGCTGGCATACATGAACAAACTGCTAGAAAACGCAGACACGCTAGGAATACAACTTGTGATCGATTACGCGTTGACACGCAGTTGGAAATGTGATCGCGGCACATGGCAGGCAGGCAAATTCGAGAATGGCGACTGGTGGCATGTAGAAATAGAACCGCGTTTAGCACACGACCCTGAGGCCGTAAAACAGGCATTTAGCGCGGTTTTTGGCCCATCACCGAAAGCCGCACCGCAATCTGTTTAGGCTGGTTACCTACCCGAGAAAGTAGGTCACTATGACACTCATCAGCAAAACAGCCATATCGCTATTCATTAGCGCAATTTCAATATTCATGTTGGCAAAACCGCCAGCGCCAACCGCACAAGAAAAGCAACCAGCGCCAATCACGGTTTGGCAGGGCCTAGAACAGCCTGCGCCATTACCTAGCACAACCGTCAAAACTACGCCTATAACGCAACCTGACGCTTGTGGCAAGGTGTTTGACATGGCTAAACATGTCGGATTTCCTGAACATGAACTGGCCACAGTTGTCGCTATTGCCTACCGTGAATCACGATGCCAACCTGACGCGTTTAATGCAACCGACCCAAATGGCGGATCAAACGGTGCTATGCAAATCAATCAGTTTTGGTGCAAGCCATCGCGCTACTGGCCAAACGGATATTTGCAGGCATACGGCCTGATCAAAACATGTGACGATTTATTTAATTTAGAACACAATTTGCGTTCAGCGTTGGCTATTTATCGATACAGCGAAGGCTGGCGCGCATGGTCACTTTAAAACATTTGTTTTTAGCATCTGTTCTAACTGCGTACACCTACCTGATAATGTCAGTCACCAACAAACGAAAGGCTAAAGATGACCGAGAACATCGACCCGAGAACTGACCCACAGTTCAAAGCACTAATGCAAGTAATGAACGAAATTACTGGCAACAAAGTCCCGTTAGTGCAACCGCACGAACTAGCAGCGCGAAGCACACTAAGAAAATTGCAGTGGATCATTGACGATTCAAACGCGCTAGACGATTCAGATTTGATCGACACATGCAACCAGGCGCGCATTGAAATCAAATATTTGTGCAGCATCATCACCGATCTGCGTGAAGCATTGGCGGCGCGTGACACAGACATTCGAATTTTGCAGGATCGCAGCAATTACCAATCGGCAGAAATTCAGCGTTTAGAAAACCAGGTGTTTCGTGCCAATTAGCAAATATTTGATTGAACTGACTGATGACGAAATGGTCGCATGTCGATCATGTGCAAAATCGCGCGATGAAAGCGCCATCAAATATCAACAGCGCACCGATTTGACGGCATCACCTGAAACACCGTTTAAAACTTTGGTTGGTGTCATGTCTGAATTGGCTGTACATAAATATTTCGGTGTTCCGTACACATACCCATTTGAATATCAGAAAGATCGGCCTGATTTGTCTAACGGCATTGAAGTAAAGGGCACGCTGTATCGTGCAGGTCATCTAATTTTGAACGCGCACAACAATCAAACAGCGCCATTTGTGTCAACTGTTTGCAACATTGGTGAACAAACGGTTTTGTTAAATGGTTGGCGTGACGCTGTTGATTGTCGTTTAGATAAATATTGGCGTTCACCTAACGATGGCAAAATTCCTGCATGTAAACGCGAATCTTGGTGGATTCCACAATCTGATTTGCATGACATGAAATTGTTGCGCAAACGGCTGGTGTTGGCATGACACAAAATTTTATGGATAACTATGTCGATGTTGCGACACGGCTAAAAATAGCGTTTGAACGCTGGCCTGAAATGCGGATACAGGAAACAGCGCGCGAAGTAATTGAAATGCCTGACAAATCATGTTTTATTCGATGCACCGTCACGATTTGGCGTGATCCTGATGACCCAATTCCAGTGATCGCGTCAGCGTGCGAAATTTATCCAGGCCGCACACCATATACAAAGTTCAGTGAATCGGAAGTTGGATACACATCGGCGATTGGCAGAGCGTTGGCTATGGCTGGAATCGCGGCAAACAAGGCTATTGCATCGCGTGATGAAGTTATGGCCGCACAGTCACGCCAACCATTGGCGCCAGTTGTGCAGTTGCATGATGTCGAAGTGCCGTTCCCTGAGGAAAAACCGCGCGAATATCCAACACCTAAGCAGATGGGCATGATGCGTGCGTTGGCGAATGGGCAAGGTTTAAAAGGTGACGATTTGAAAACATTTTGTTCTGCTACTTTGGGTCGCGAAATAAATACGACAAGCGATTTAACTAAACAGGATATTTCAAAGGTAATTGATGCGTTGAAAGCAAGTGAACCGCGATGACCGATGTTGAAATGTTAGAAGCGTTGTTGCGTTGTCAGCAGATGCGTCAAGCATTTGTGAAGCCATGCGATGATGAAACCGAGACAGATAAATATTTGCGTTGGGCGATCGAAGCAACAGCAAAACGCGTTTGGTGGGCGAATCGCGAAAAACACTGATTACGGATAACTAGTACGGGCACAATAGACCTAAGCGTTTTGCAGCGCGGTTGGTGGAACACTCGGCAACGAGGGTAGACGATCTATGTGGTGACACATGATCGGGCAACAATTGAAATGTAGTGGGTACTCGGTGAGGCAACGAGTGGGCGG